ATTGCGTTTAGCGAGGGTGGTGCGGAGGCAATGAGAATTGATTCTAGTGGCAATGTTGGGATTGGAATTAGCCCATCACAAAAATTGGATGTATCTGGAGCTATTGCCGCTAGAGGAACACTGTACCTTGGAGATGGATCATCCTCTGTTATTAGAAAATTAAATGCAAGCACACCATTAACTTTTGCAAATAATGGTGGATCAGCCGAGATGACGATTGATTCGAGTGGGAATGTTGGGATTGGGACAAACAATCCCAGTGTTGCTAGTGGCTTGGGATTAGTTTTGAATGGAGGCGCATCGCAAACAAGAATGGCCTTTAAGAATACATATACAGGCGATACATCTAATGATGGAGTTCAGTTTGCATTAGTAGCGGCTTCTAGTTCTTTTATATTTCAAAATAGAGAGTCTGACGGCAATTTTGCTTTTGAGACGGCAGGCACCGAACGCCTCCGCATTGATTCGAGTGGGAATGTTTTGGTTGGGACTACGAGTGTTATTGGCAACGGAAAAATTACAGTGCAGGCCAACCTTGGCTCAGATAACGGAATAAATATTGACGATTCATCCAGTTCAAACGCCGCAGTTTTTGCGCGGTTTTCTATAGGCACTGGAACTCTTTGCGGATTTATTAGCCGTAATGCTGCGACAAGCGCGGTTCTCTACAACACATCCTCTGATTACCGATTAAAAGAAAATGTGCAACCCATGATTGGGGCGCTTGCTAAAGTGTCCGCACTAAAACCATGTACTTGGACATGGAAAGAGGCGGGGCAAGCAGGTGAAGGATTTATTGCACACGAAATACAGGAAATTGTTCCAAGTGCCGTTAGCGGAAATAAAGATGAAACCTATCCAGACGGCACTCCCAAACACCAAGGAATGGACGCATCTTATTTGGTCGCCACACTGACAGCGGCAATCCAAGAGCAGCAAGCCATTATTACATCTTTGACAGAGCGAATCACCGCACTGGAGGCAGCATGAAACTCGATCTAAACATCAACGAAGTAAACGCCATCCTAGCCTGCCTTGGTCGTGCGCCTTATGAGGCAGTGTTTGAGTTGGTAGAGAAGATTCGCAACCAAGCTAAAGAGCAGTCCGAAGCTAAATGACCCTAACTGAAATCGCTCAGTACGCTGGCGAGAAGGTTGGCAAGACCGACTCGGATACGCTTACTTTCTTGCAGAAGGCTGCAAGCTTGGCTTACCGCCGTGTATGGGACTTTGCCCCTTGGCGTGAGACTGTTACCAACTCCACCTATTCGGTTGGCACAAGCCGAACAATCACGCTTGGTACGAATGTAGAAACTCCTCTCTCTGTGGCCTATAACGATGCCGAGGTTGACCCGATTGACTTGGCAACGATTGTAAGCCAAGACCCAGGCTTGCTGTCTGATGACCGCACTGGCGATCCAGATACATATCATTTCACAGGTCGCAACAGCAGTGGCGTTGCCCAACTTGATCTTTATCCAAGGCTTGCCACATCTGGCACAATCCCATTGCGTGTTGTGGAGAAGCTGAAATGTCTTACTAGGACAAACTACATCGTTGATTTTCCTCCTTCCAATGACGCTCTTGGTGACGAACTTCGCTTGCCTCACGTCCATCACTTGGTTCTTGCCTTGACTCACGCAGACGCACTAGAGCGTGAACGTCAGTATGCCAAGGCGCAGGCCATTACGCAGGGAGCAAACTCTGATCTTGCAGCTATGGCTAACTACGAGTTGAGCCAAGTTGGCGGCATTAAGCAGATCACTCCGCAGAGCCTTGGCGAGCTTACTATAGAAGAAATGTTTTCAGCTTAATGGAGGCATTCAAGCGTGCCTTATTATTCTGACAATTTAGATGACCTGCTTGCCATAGCAGGATCACAAAGTTTTGAAGGTGGGCAGGTTTCTGGAATTACGCCCAACCTAATTGGGGATAATCAAGCAAGCGAGTTGGTCAACATGACCATCAGCCCAAGCGGAAACCTTGAATCCCGCCTTGGCATTGAGTCAATGTCAACCAATGTTTCTGGCGGATCAAGCATACAAGGGATGCACTATTTTGATGCGCCATCAATTGAGTCCTTGTTTGTAGCTTCCAACGGAACAGTCTTTCGATCTACTGCTTCATCCACCTTTGCCACTACTGGCGGGACTGTGATTAACCAGAGTGCTGAGGTTGACTTCTCTCAGTTTAACAACCGAATGTATTTTACCGATGGAAGTAGCAACCTTCATTTTTCAAATGGCACAACAACGTATCGGCAAGGCGCAAGCATTCTTTCGATAACAGTATCAACCCAGGGATTGGGATATACAACTGCTCCAGCCGTAACAATAGGCGCACCCAACATAGCCTACGGAACAACAGCTAGCGCGACTGCCACAGTTACCAGCGGTACAATATCTGCGGTAACAGTTACCTTTGCTGGATCGGGCTATACAACCGCGCCAACAGTTACCATTGCTGCTCCTCCCTCTGGTGGTGGGCATTTTACAGCAACAGCTACAGCCAGCATTTCTAGCCTTGCCCCGTCTGCACTTCGATTGGTTAGGCAGTTTACTAATAGAATCTTTGCAGTAGGAACTGGAGCGAATAGAAACACTCTTTACGCATCTGACATCCTTGATGCTGAAGTATGGAAGTCAACCAACAGCATCATTATTGGCGGCGATGATGGCGAGGACATTGTGGCTATCCAGCCCTTCTACGACTATGAGATACTTGTTTTCAAGCCAAATAAGATTTACTTGGTAACGGCTGATCCTACCGCAACAACTGCGGCTGGCTGGACGGTACGACTACTCAACGACAGGATTGGATGCGCATCTGGCAGGTCTGTCAACTTCGTCAACAAAGACGTATTCTTTTTATCCAATGACGGAATTAGGTCTGTAGCTAGGTCTATCGCTGATGACTTTTATATCGTAGGAACACCAATCAGCGAGCCTGTCAAGAACATCATTGCTAGGATTAACAAGAACTATGTCACGCTTTGTAACGCTGCGTTCTATAACAATAGGTACTTTCTGGCAATCCCATTAGATACCGCAATCACGCCAAGCCATATTCTGGTTTACAATGCGTTGTTCAATGCCTTTGAAGGCTTGTGGAGCATCGCTGCGTCCAGAATGGTGATTACAAACTTCTCTTCTGGATTTGCAACAAACTCACAAAAGCTTGCATTCGGAAGCCCGACAAGCAAGGTTGGTCATTATCTTGGCTACAAGGATGCAGACTCAGCCGATGCCACATCAGACTATGTCGATTACACTTCCACAGGAAGCTATACAAGTTCGGTGGCATCCAAGGCTTATGAGTTTGATGATCGCATAGCGCAGAAGTTTGGATCGCACTATGAGATTGAGTTTTTCAACTCTGGATCTACCAACGCAAGCATCAGCATGAGGCGCGATACGGACGGAACAACAGTAGGGATAGCCTCAAATGTTGACACACGCTCGGCTGGTGGCATCACACTTCCATTCACCCTCCCAGCTACGCTATCTGCACAAACCGTAAAGCGTACTGCTAACAGCCTGCGATCCTACCAGAAGTGGCGCAATATGCGTATGATCGTTTCCGCGCCATCCAAGAAGCTTTCTATTCGAGGAATATTGCTCGCAGCTAACCCAGATACCATTGAGGTGCAAAAGAACGTATGACGGCTGTGGAGTATGTGGAAGCTTCTGGCATTCCAGAATCAAGGTGGCCTAACTTTAAGGAGTGGTTTTCTTGGCATGAGAAGAATAACCTTGTCGGAGTGGTCAGGGATAAGGAAGAAGTGGTGGGCGTGGCAGTTGCAAGGGTTATTGACGGATCGCAAGATCCTGCCCATTATGTTCATATACCAAATGGAGATACAGCTTTTGTGGACTTGACTGTGACATCAATTGATGGTAAATCTACGGCTCGTAGTCGTTTGGCTATGAAACGCCTGCTGTCCATCCTATGGGATGAATTTGGCCCTCGCAGGAGGCTAATTTTTAACCGCAATGGTATAAGGAAACAATACGATTATATGAAATTTATGCGAAAGGCTTTACTCTAATGGGTGGAGGACCTTCTATTCCTGCACCTCCGCCTCCGCCCGATCCGAATGCGGTGGCACAGGCCAATGCAGAGGCGTACAAGAAGAATGTGGAGACATATATTGAGAAAGCTCCAGAGATGGCTGCTTTGGAGAATAAGCTTCGTATTCAATATATGCCCCAGCAACGCTCTTTGGAACGCCAGCTATCAGCACTAGATCAACAGGCGGGTGTGCAGGCTGCGATGCAACTAGAGCGTCAGTTTGGTCCACAGAGGACGCTGGAGGGATTGCGAAGGTCTTATGAGACCAGCCCACAAGCGTATGCCTT